AGACTTAATAGGATGGTTCTTCAAATGGATGGGTATGAATTAAAAATAGATGAGTTAGAAAAAGGTGAAGATGATGAAGAATCTGTATTGTTAATGTACTTAAACTCACCTACAGGACATGTCTGGGATATAGCTATTTTTACTGATGGTAATATATATATGGACAATGCTCCTATAAATGATATGCAAGATTTTGAAGAAGAAATTAGAGAAAAAGAAAGTAGGAGTGAAGGTGAATTATCTGAGACGAAGAGAGATACTTCAGGTGAGTATATAGGTGCACCTGTAGATACACAATCACCAACAACTGTACCTGTTAAACCAGGTATTAAATCACCACCTAAACCTAGTAGACCAGGACCTTTTAAAAGACCAAAAACAACACCAAAGCCAAAAGCAAAAAACGGTAAAACACCCGACTGGTTTGGTTTTGATGAGATTAAGTCTAACGTAGAAAAAAAGAAGTAAAATGGCTAAAAAAAACAGAATTAAAGAGGCACCTATAGACTACACACCTGGACCAGAAAGAATGTCTCCAGACATAGAACAAAAACTAAGAAGCCAAGACCATCCACTAGGTGCTCATCCAGCATTTCCAGATGTTGATGGTGACGGTATTCCAGATAATTTTGAAGAATTATTAGCATCTAAAAGATTTAGAGATGTTGTAGAAAAAGTAAAAGCTGCGACAGGGTTAGAAAGAGTAGACCCTATGTCTATTATGTCAATGCAACCCATGTTCCAAAGAGCTTTAATGAAAGTTATGCAAATAGAGAGTCAACATAAATCAGCTCTCGAAAAATTAGCTGTAGATTTAGTAAAGACTGAAATGGGTATACCTGAAGGAGATTTACAATTTGACGCTAAAATTAAAAAACCTTCATTAGAAGGAATGCAAAAACAACCACAAAAACCAAAAGAAGAAAAGAAAGAATTTGAAAATCCACAAGAAGAACAGGAAGCTGCAGAAAGACTAGAGAAGTTCAACCTAGAAAGACAAAAAAGAAGATTTATAAACTCAATAGTCCAAGGGTCATCTAAAAAAGCTTTATATCTTTATCATATGATTGATGAAAAATTAAATGAAATTAATCCTGAGTTAGTTAATTTATATTCTTTATTAATGTCAGTTAATGATTTAATGTATTGGATTATGCCAGACATGGATATGAGAATGGCAGCTGGAGGAGGTGAAGAATTAGGTGGTGGAAGAGAAGAGTTAGATTTAGAAACAGACCCACCAACTATAAAAGCGGAAGGTGCACTTTTCCCAATCCTAGTACATGAGTTATATAAAGGAGTTATGGATTATGTTTCATCACATGGTTTACCTTCAGACCCTTCTACCGCAGAAGCTGTTATAGGTATGGAGGATACTTTACCCGCGGAGGTTTGGGACTTACGACTAGGTCCAGTTATTTGGGAAAAATTTAGAGATGCTTACCCACAAGAACTTTTTACGTCACAAGATAGAAGAAGATTACAAAACTATTTTTATTTTAAATTTGTAAATTTACCAGCAGAACAATTTATGGATGTCGCTAAAAAAATATTATCTGGAAGTGATGAGGGTAAACAAATAGTTAAACAAATGGTAGATGAAATTGTACAAGAACTTAAAGATGAGGATTATGAAGAAGCTTCAGGTGAAGACAGAGTAACAAGTGATGATGATTTTGCTACCGACGTTCTATCTACTATAGAAAAACCAGATTTACCAGAACCAACACAATCAGTAAGTGGTGAGGAGTATGATGTAGATACTATTTTAGATAAAATTTCTAAAAAAGGTATGGAATCTCTTACACCTGGTGAACTATCTTTCTTACAAAGTTTAGGGGGTTAATCTTTTAGTCACTAACCCTTTTTTTCGCAATTTATTTTCAGATATTTATAGGTATGGACCGACAACAACAAATATTCGAATATGCTAAATGTCATAAGGACACACCTTATGCTATAGAAACGTATTTGGAGACCTACGACAACACCCAAAGTAAGTACGTCCCATTCAAACTGTTTCCAGAACAAGAAATGATGTTAAATAACTTTGAAAAGTATAATGAAAACATCACTAAAAAATATAGACAAGCGGGTGTATCCACCGCAACAGCAGCGTGGATATCTAAACAGTTACAATTTGCTTCTAAAACAAAACCAGAAAAAGTTCTAATATTAGCTAATAAATTAGATACTGCACAAGAGTTAGCGAATAAAATTAGACAGTTTTTGAATCAGTGGCCTGAATGGTTAAATGTTGGTTTCTCTAAAGAAAAAGATTCACAAAGACACTATAAGTTAAATAATGGTTGTGAAGTTAAAGCTGTCGCGACATCAGTCGATGCACTGAGGGGATACACACCAACAATTTTGATATTTGATGAGGCCGCTTATATTGAAGCGGGTGATGACTTATGGGCAGCTTGTATGGCATCCCTATCAACAGGGGGTCAAGTTATTGTCATCTCAACACCCAATGGTTATGATAAAATATATTATGAAATTTATGACCAATCCATACAAGGACTTAATAATTTTAAAATATCAGAATTACACTGGGAAAATGACCCTAGATTTACCTCAGATTTAGTTTGGGTTAAAACGAAGGATATTGTTCATTACATGTTAAATAGAGAAGATTATGACGATAACTTAAACATTCCAGAAAAAAAACTAGAACAGTTTCCTCACTTATTAAAAAAAGGGTATAAACCTTATTCTTCTTGGTTTGAATCTATGTGTAAAAAATTAAAGTTTGATAGAAGAAAAATATCTCAGGAATTAGAAAGTGCTTTTTTAGGTTCTGGTGATAATGTTATACCTATAGACACTATTGAAAGAATAAAAGAAACTATGGTTGAAGAACCATTAGAGAAATATGCTAGTGGACAATTATGGGTTTGGGAAGAAGCACAAATAGGTCATAAATACATTATGGGTATAGATGTTTCTAGGGGTGATTCAGAAGACTTTACTTCTATATGTGTTATAGATTTTGACGAAAGAAAACAAGTTATGGAGTACCTAGGTAAGATACCACCTGATTTAGCTGCAGACCTAGCATTTAAATGGGCAAACCTATATAAAGCTTACATAGTAATTGATATAACTGGTGGTATGGGTGTCGCTACATCAAGAAAATTACAAGAATTAGGGTATAGGGACCTGTATGTTGAGGGGGCTAATTCTGCTGATAAGTGGAAGTATAACCCTAAACTTTTAGAAAAGATACCGGGAATAAACTTTAACAATAAAAGAAGTCAGATTGTCTCTGCATTTGAGGAAGGGTTGAGGCATGGGTTTATTATAAAATCTCATAGATTATTAAATGAATTGTATACTTTTGTTTATGTTAATGGGAAACCTAATCACATGAAAGGTAAACACGATGATTTGATTATGGCAATGGCTATGGCCTTATACGTTGGTGAAAGTTCCTTCTCTCAATTAAATAAAGCAGATGAAATGACAAGAGCTATGTTAGATAGTTGGGTTAAGACTGAGGACGCACCTAAACAAGTACCTGTAGAACTAAGACCTAAACCAGATTCTAGTGTTCTTTCAGCTCACATAAAACCTAACACCACACCCAAACATCTATATAAAGAGTATGGTTGGTTGTTCGGTACTAAAAAAAGGTGATGTTGTTCACTATTTATAATATAATTGTTACTATTAAACCATGGCAGAAAAATTAACAGTATTTCAAAGATTAGGTAGATTGTTCGGACCACAAGGTCCTAGAACGACACAATCTACATTTAATCAATATAAATTTTCAAAACAAGATTTATTAAAAACAACAGATAAGGCTGAATTTGATGCTGCAAAATTAGAGGCTCAACAAACAGCTTATTTAGCTAAACAATGGGAAAAGGTGGATAATGAGTTATATACACAATCCATTTATTACGAACCAACCAGACTAGCTTCTTATTATGACTATGAATCTATGGAGTTTACTCCGGAGATTTCAGCAGCATTAGATATATACGCTGAAGAATCTACTACCCCATCAGAAGAAGGGTATATACTTACTATATATTCTGAATCAGCAAGAATAAAATCTATTCTAGCTGACCTGTTTAACAACATTCTAGATATAAACACCAACTTACCAATGTGGACTAGAAATACATGTAAGTATGGGGACGATTTTGTCTATTTAAAAATAGACCCAGAAAAAGGAATTATAGGTTGTTATCAATTACCTAATATAGAAATAGAAAGAGTGGAAAGTGGTTCATACCCGAATGTAAGTGGTAATGATGAAGGGAAAGAGAGAAAACTTAAGTTTATGTGGAAAAATAAAGAGTTAGAATTTAACTCTTGGGAAATGGCACATTTTAGGTTATTAGGTGATGATAGAAGGTTACCTTATGGTACTTCCATGTTGGAAAAGGCCAGAAGGACTTGGAAACAATTACTTTTAGCGGAAGACGCGATGTTAGTTTATAGAACATCTAGAGCTCCAGAAAGGAGAGTATTTAAAGTATTTGTGGGTAATATGGATGATAAAGATGTGGAAGCTTATGTACAGAGAGTAGCTAACAAATTTAAAAGAGACCCTGTCGTTGACCCTGAAAATGGAAACGTTGATTTAAGATATAATCAAATGGCGGTCGACCAAGACTTCTTTGTTCCAGTTAGAGACCCAGCAGCTCCTAATCCTATAGAAACTTTACCAGGAGCAACCAACCTAAGTGAGATTGCGGATATTGAGTACATTCAAAAGAAATTATTA